CAATTATTCAATTTCAAACCCTACCAGCTCCCACTGATCCGGTTCTCCGTCCTCATCGTAAGATACAGGATCGTTAATTTCTTTAACTCTAAAACTCGGTGTATCTTCATCCAGCGCCGCGCCTGTACTGTCACATTTCCATGCTTCCATCGTCTCGCCGTTGCTTGTGTCGTGATCTACTGCGATCATTCCTAACTCTTCAACCTTGAAAATTTCTACTGCAAAATGTCCTTCCATCTGTCCTAACTCTTTTAAAATTTTCAACATAGCTTTTTCCTCTTTTCTTTCTTCTATGGATGTGCTATATTCAAATAGCACACATACACTTGGTATGTTTTTTGTGTGTCGGGCTGGATTTTTTCCAGCCCTTTTTTCTACTCCTTATCTGGTGTCGGCTTATACTGTTCATCTCCAGTTTCGATGTAAAGTAAAAAATCATTGATTTTTTTCTCACTCCATCCGGCAGATCTAAGCCCAAGGACAAGTCGTGCGTTTTCCTGCATATTCATATCTTCGCTCATTTTTCTCCTTTCTGGCTTTCGCCTATTGCCTTTCGACAATATTATAATACACCGTCTATAATGTAATGTCAATATATTTTTACATTATTTTTAAAGTATTTATTTTTCTGCATTTTCCACATATTTTATAATGTTGCCCGGCTGCATATCCAGTAAAGTGCAGATTTTTTCTAATGCAATTATTCCTACCATCTCGCCGCGTCTTAACGACTGAATCGCGTTTTCCCCAAGAAGCTTTTCTTTTCTCAAGCGTGTTGTATTATAACCGCTTTCTTTTAATGTCTCTAGCACATCTATTTTATAAGTAAGCACAGTTTAACACCTCTCTTTCATATAAAACAGTATACATTATTTTAAAATTGCTTTCAAGTATGTTTACATTATAAATAATGCACAAAAATCATTCTCTAGTTATACATTATTTTTGGTGCATTTATATATTGTAATTACACCGTTTATAATGTATTATAATCTCAACAGGAAAACAAAGAACACAAAAACAGGAGGGAACGATCATGAAAGTTAAAATTAAAATTGAGGGAAAGATAAATGATACTTACACTTTTCAGCAACCAGAAGAGGGAAATATCCTTGACGAGCTGGAGGCGATCATCGAAGAAATGAAAGCCGGAAGAATTGATAAAGTAGAAATTGAGAGGGAGGCGTAAACATGAGAACGTACGAACAGGATTTAAAAGAACTTAATATTTCAGCAGAAGAATTTGATAACATAATTTCACACATTTACGATAAAGCAGCCGATGAAATGGCTGTGCTTGCTAAGGCGATTAAAAGCGGCGCGGCTGTTCTCCCGACTGTAAAAAGAGCATTTGAGCGCGTTCTTGCAATTAGACAGGCGGAAAGACAAGAAGCATATAACATTTATTATAACGATTTAAATACCATGTGTTATAGCTGTAAAAAATGCGGTATAAGTTGTAACGGTACAGTTTGTAAAACTTGGACGGGTTGCGCAATGAAAAATTAAGTCGAAACGGCGGAATCTGCCGCCGTCTGCAGGAACTGCCCTACCTGCACCGATGAGACAGGGCGCATGATGAAAGGATGGTTGATTTTATGAATATGATGACACTTGAAGAAGCGAAAGAATACACACGCCAAAAACTGGCGCCATATTATGACCCTGAAAAAATAGAAAATATAGTTAATCAATATGTTTCCGTGGCGCGTCCGGGTGTTGTCTTAGTTAGAAATAAAAATGTAGGACTTATGGAACTGTATCTATAATTAGCCGCCGCAGAGAATGCACGCCGGATCACTACCGGCGGCGGTTTTTACCCAAAAGGGATTTTATTTTAAGGAGGATTTATAAATGACACAATTAGAAAATTTGAAAAACCAGATCAAGGAATTAGAAAAATCATGTGATGAAGCGCGTGATAGAATTAAAAACGAGAACCTGCCGTTTTTAAACATTTATGAAAACAGAGCTGCATTTTTTATCAACAAAATAGAAATCCGAAACGTGACAAATCAGGGAATCCGGGTTTGTATTGTTTTTGAAGATGAAAAAGAGCTTGCAATCGCGATTAGTGATTATGCAGAGAATATAGCGTTTTAAGCCGGGATCGTCCCGGCTTTTTCCAGTGTCCGGATATATTGCAGCTTGACAAGATACACGCCCGGTCATATAATGCGCTTAAGTGAACACGTATAAGCCATTTTAAGGCTTGCGCAAGGCAATGCAGTGCTTTTATATATTTACAACACGAAACGTCTGTAAATCGTTTTTACGACGTTGCAAGCCTGTAAACGCTGTGTATCTTGCCGCGTTGACACTCCCCCAGATACACAGCCATGATGCATCCGGTAAATCACCGGGAAGCATCCGGGGCGCGTCTGGAGACATCACCGGCAGACCGCCGGGGTGTGAAAATTCTGATTTCTGATCTCAAAATCGAGCCATTTTCCAAGAAGAAAAAATTCAAAAGTTGAAAAATGAGATTTCAACTGTGAAAAGACAATATGCACAGTAAATTATTATGCGTCATTTCACAACTTGTGAAATTTGACTAATTCGCTCTCTTCTCTTCCTCTGACTCTCAGTCTGTTTCTGTTTTTTCTGTGATTTTGTTGTTCTTGTTCCCATTTGAAAATCCCTCATTTACTTTCTGGTTGCGTGATTTATAATTTACAATCTTTACATCGGTGTTTAATTCATCCGGTATCTTCCCGACGATCAACACTGTATGTGGCTGCAACATGTCGATCATAACTTTGAATCCCTCGCAAAACTCTATCCGTGCCGCCTTTGCCCGCACTCTTCCATTTGTGCATACAGCGATCACACCACCCTTACTGTACCCGGCAAAGCAAAGATCATAATTGTCTTTGTCCGGGATGCCTACGGACGGTATAACGCGGATCCCGTTCAGCAGCATGTAATGTGCAAGCGCATGATTCCGGTACACATTATACAGATTCAAAGCAAACGGCATACCACAATCGCCTGTAGCAATACTGAAATCCGGCATACAGACCGAGTGGAAACACTTCAAGTGCTCTAGGTATTTATCCGGGTTATTCCACAGCCTTTGAAACTTTGAATCGTCAATATAGAAATTCACATTTAATTTTCTATGCCCTTTTATCTTTTGTGAAAAGCTCTCTCCAAAATCTATGGAATCCTCCGGCAAATAATCCAAGCTGCATGCCGGGACAATCGGGATCTGATATTTTTCATCAAGCTCCGCTCCATAGATCATATATTCTTTCATAACATCAAAAGATGTATGACATCCATTGTACAATACTATCACCCCAAAAACATTTTACTATTTTTCTTCTTGACAAACAACTTCTTTTGTGAAAAGCAAAGAACGTGCGGCGTAATCACTTCTGCTTAGTTCATTTATCAGCTTTTCCCTTGTCATTTCCGGGTTTGTTCTGTGAATATACCGCAGCAATTCATCTATTTTGTCCACTATGCTGCCCTCCAATCAATGTTTGACATCAGATCATCCAAAAGATAAATCAAATCAGTACCGTACAGGCTTATCCAGTCCGCGAGATACTCTTCCTGCTCAATCGGCATATGAATGTTATAGGAAAAACAAAAGCAATGGCAAAGCTCATGGGCTAGTATTTTGCGCAAATAACCATTTTTCGGTTTATCTGAAACATATATAGCCCTGTCGTTCCAATCTGTCACAGCAAGGCTGGTAGAGCCATCAGAGCGCATAAGCTTACCGTTTGCACTGTGAACAAATTCTATTTTCCATTCAATACCATTTATTACAAACATATTTTACCTCCAAAAAAAGAAACCACCAGCCAAATATCAGCCAGTGATTTCTAAATTTAAAGTTATTCTTCTTGCTCTTCAATCAACAAATAATTAATGTACCTTGTTGCTGTTCCAGCAAGTTCTTTGCTGTAGTCTAGCAAGTCCATCTTGTACTCCGGTTTATGCCCATATGTGACTGTATAGAACTTTTCCACAAGTTCTAAGTTATGTAAGTCAGACAATTCCACAAGAATTTTGTGATATAAAAATTTTCTCGTCCATCCGAACCGGTCACAGATAATTTTGAGTTTCCAGTTATTTTTATTAAACCATTTACCACTTTCTATCTTTTTTACGATGCTCCAGCGTGCAAACGGGTCTTTCTCCGGAATTTCAGCCTGCGTATTTTTCAGAGCCTGTTCCATGTCGTGGAAGCGATTGATGTATTGAGCCGTGAAAGCCGTTCCCTTAACTCCGGTCAGCTTGTGCGCGATAAATTCGCATCCTTTCTTGGTAATGTCATAGCATGGGCGTTCTTTTCCTTGCTCGTCCTTATAGGTGTTTTCTCTGAAGAAATCAGCCACATCAATTTTGATTTTACCTGTAATATTGTTTTGTTCCATCTGTTTACAGTACCTTTTGATATCTCGTAACATGTTTGCGTGTGTCTTTTCGACCATTTCCGCAACTTCCATGCTGGTTAGAGTTTGCTCTAATTGTTTCATCTGAATATCGTTCATCAGCAAATCCCCCATTTCTGTTTAAATGAAAGTATCGTGTTCAAAATAAACTGCAAAAATTTTTCGTCCTGTATGTTCTGAATTTCTGTAATTAACTGTTCTTTCATCTTGTACCGCCTTTCTTGTCAGATGCAAGGTTACTTGTAAAAATCCAGACACATCTTAAAAAGTGTTCGCTGAGTAAATTCAGATTTTTGGTAATTGCTTCAATATAAAATTCTTTCATTATCTTGCACCGCCTTTCTTTACAAGGCGGTAAATACCGTCGTGATCTATTACGTCCTCATCATTCAAATCTGCCATAAATATTACAACGCCGCGCAACAATTTTTCGTTATCACATTGGATTGCAAGCCGAGAAAGCAACGATCTGTACTGCTCAATTTGGCTCGGTAAATAAGTTCCATCCTTTTTTATGATTTCATTTCTGAAAATGTCCTTAAGAATTTCGCTGGCAATATCAACCTCATCGGATTCGTTCGGCAGTCCGAGCAAATTCATGGCTGATGTTACCACTTTGCGAAAACCAATCGGAGAAAAATTATCAATGTCCGTCTCGGTACTCCAACCACGGTTATACTTCATCCTCTCGATTTCCACAACATGATTCACTTTCTCCATCAGCGCGTCACTATTAAGTATCGTTCTTACAATTTCTTCAATGCTTCTCATAGATTTTACCTTCCTTTCGTTTGCTGTTTGACAACCATTCCAAAAAGCGGTATAATCCATGTATCAACCGCTTTTGGTGGCTGTAAGTGTAAGAGTAACCGTTACTTGTCTAGGGCTTCGGTTGCTCTTATTTCGTTATAGACCTTATCAATCCCTTTCATTACTACATCATATTGTGTCATTCCGGTCTTTTCACAGCAATATAGAAGTTTTTCTCTATCTTCTTCTGTTGCTCTTACTTTTATAATGTTATTTTTGGGATTATCTGTCGGTCTGCCTGTTCTTGGTGACACTGTTTCATCTCCTTTCTTTTGGGTACACATAAATATTAATATATGAGTACACAAAAGTCAATACCTTTTTGAAAAATTCCCAAATCCACAAATCACTAGCTGATATTCAGTTGTCAATGTTCAAACAAACAGGGGCATTTCTGCCCCTGCCATTACATTTTGGAAACAAGCGTTGACAGCTTGCTTTTTGTCATTGTGCGCTCCTCCGGGGTCATGTCGGATATAAGCTCCGCCATATCCTCCGAAAGCTCTTTCATGTATCTTTCAAGATCATGCATCTTTGCGTCCTTGTCCTCCGGCGTATTGCCCTTGTGAAGCTCTTTGCTTTCCATGTAGCTTCTACGGCTCATGCCGCTTTTGCCCTCTCTGCGATCACGCATTCCACCATCTTGTGTCATTTTAGGCTCGGTATAATACATTCTGCCGGAAGAACGATCCATATCACGGTCGTGTTCCATTTCCCGGTACATTTCCGGTGTCATGTGCCAGTATGGAGGTTCTTCATATCCGCGGCGCGTACCTCTTCCTTTTGGGGCAAATCTTCCGTTTGCATAGCGGTAGTTATCATAAAATCTTCTGCCGTCATCGAATCGATCAAACATTTCCATTGTTTCATCTGCACTGGATTCTTCCATTGCTTTCATCAATGTACGATAATACATTGCTTCTGCAAGGTCTTTCATCATGTCTGTAACCTGTCCCATTTCACACGGGTCTATATTTTCAATTCCTTTGTCAATTTCGCATTTAGCACATTCAGACAGTTTTTCAATCATTTCGTGCATTCTCTTAATATCCATAAAACCGCCCTCCTTACGCTTCCCGGACTGCAATTAAATTGCTGTTCTGAACTTCGATTGACTGCGTAGACGTATTCTGTACCGCTACCGTAACACAACAACCGCGAGGAACGTCCACATATGCCTGCGCCGAAACGTTAAAGAAGTTTTCAACTGCCGCCGGTGTAACAATCATTCGAGTTGACTGCAACGGTTCTCCGTCAATTGCAATAGCCAGTGAAATAGCTTCCACTGTGCCACCGGTAGGAATTTGAATGTTCCCGGAATAAGATACCAAAAATCTTGCCCGGCACTGATTTGTAAGTCCTCTTAATTTAACAATGCCACTTCCCTGTCTATGAACAATGCATTTTGTTGCGCATACCGGAGTTTCTGTAAATGCTACATCTTCTCCCTGCGCGACAGTTTGAATTGCAATTCCTGTAAATTCTGCCATAATTATTTACCTCTCTTTCAAAAATAAGGGCAAACATTATAGTCTGCCCTTTGTGTTTATAAGCAATACTGCACAGCAGACATAATCGAGTTAAACTCAATTAAGATACTCAATTATTCAATTTTGTGTAGCAGCTACTTTTAGCAGCTACATCCTGTGTTGCATCCACAGCCATACGCATAAGCGTTAGGATTTGGAACAACATATGCCGGGATTGCAGCCGGATTTACAGCGTTGATGATCTGCTGTGTCTGCGCTGACATTGCGGTAGTGAGCAATGCAGACTGGCGATCCTGTGATGCGGCTCTTCTTAAGTCATTATTTTCTGCCTGTAAGGAAGAAATCTTTTCCTGACACAGGTAATCAAGGATTGCCCTTGTTCCTGCCTGCTGGCTGTCGATAATGTCTCTTGTGTTGCTGTTCATGGTGTTCTGCAGTGCACAGGTGTTCTGTGACATATTGTAGTTTACACCCTGGATAGCTTCCCTGGTCTCGCAGCAGCAATTAGCCAACTGGGACTGTAAAGCATTCTGCGCCTGCATAAGTGTCACGTTTGTGGTATTAAATCCCTGCTGTGTCTGGTAGCCAAGGTTGCAGATTGCATTGTCTACACCATGGAAACCGTTCATAACGGCGGTATTCTGTGCGTAAAATCCATCACAGAGACCATTTGTGATACCATCTAACTTTCCGATGATAGCCTGCGTGTCAAACCCACGCTGAATTGCAGAGTCGGTGTATGCAGATGCTGTCGCTCCCATACCTCCGTTTCCTCCCCA